ATTAACTGATTGGCCGCTTGATCACGACCACCCATTGCTCCATAGGGATCAATCTGTCCTTGAGTTGCAGTACCACCACCACCAGCACCGCCACCACCAAAAGCACCCATTGAATTTGCTACACCTAATACCGCCGCTCCGGCACTTACCCATGCTGCTGGCATAATTATTCTTCCTTTATATTCTTGAAGGCTTCACATCGATCCATGTTGAATGTGCGAACACTAAAAGTTGCAATCAACACGTCTTCATTAGAGTCGTTATAAACCCAATGGTTTGTATCATTCTCAAAGTTCCATAAATCCCCAATACAGGGAATAAGGTTTCCACTACGTTCCCAACCAAACACAGCACCAGGCTGTGTCTTTAAAATGACCATATACTTATTATAATAAGTACTGTGCCAAGACCAATCACTGTGGGGGTATACCTTTTTACCTGCAGGGATTTTAATAACGTAACTACCACCTAACTGTATAGCACCTAAGTGTCTACAGACAGCTTCTGCCATATCAACAGCTGCTGGTAGCTTTAAAGACTCTGGGTACCATTCAGAGATGGCTGGTTGCATAATACTTTCTCTACCTTCTTCAGTATCATATGCACCTAGCTTATCGTAGTTCTGATGACGTACCCATATATCTTGAGACTCTCTATGTGGGGATAGTTCTCCATTGTAACGAGGTACTTTACGGAAATCCCGGCTCTCTTCCCACAACTCAGGATGAGCATTTAGTTGAGCCATATACGGTAAGACATCAAACCCATACCCAACTAATCTAAAATCTTTTTTAGGAACTAATCGTCCATTGTTAAAATCAAAGTTCATTAGGTTTTTCAATTAAGATATTGTCAATTTTAGTAAGGTCAGTCTCATCAGTTGCATGGATACAAAACCAAACAGTATCTTCAAGAGCTTCAATAGCATGATTAATACCTGCTTTAATCTCTAAACATGCTGGAGCAGTATAGTGTTGTTCAGTAGTGTCTGTTCGAACAATGACTGATCCTTTTGCAAGAATACTTAAATGACTAAATGTATGTGCATGTTGTCCAACAAAATACCCTTTTGGAACAAACATTTGTTTTGCATATAGACCATCGGAAAAGTTATGAATAGTTCCAAGATCAATCTCAAAAGAACCTTCCATCTTTTTGTGTAGTTCACTAATTACATTCATATATTACCCCTGTGCTGGTTGTCCTACATTCTCTAACTCGCCAACATCAAAGTCACACTCAGCAGCTTCAAGTCGGATTGGTTGATTGTCAGTACATAAGAACTCCCAAGCCCTTCGTCGGTCTGCACCAACTTGGTATATCTGAGGACGTCCATTATTTAAGTTTACTTGTCTGTAGCTTGACCATGTTTTATAATCATCGCCAGTATGTCTTATATTCATTGTAGCCGGAATCTTATCACCTACAATCTCAATGCGATGATAAAACTTACGCTTAGTAGTTCCACTATCCATGATAGGGGTTACTGTTCTGTAGTAGATTGGAGCACCATTATCATTGTAATATGTGTCAGACATTGTGTACAGCGTACCATTGTCATCATCTAACAAAAAGTATGTTTCACCAACACCAGCAAAGTAACTAGGTCGGAAATACTGTTCTGCATATATGCCGTTAACTCCGGAATCACTATCACCAACAGCATACATAGTCCACTGGTACCATTGCTTTTCATTTAGATCATACACCAGTGTTTGGTTTAAATCTGCTAATGTAAGAATGTAAAAGGTATGACCATTAATACGTAATGGATAAGCAATCACATCATCGAACGTACTATTGTTTAGAATACGATCAATGAATGGTGTTGATATCTTTGATGGTGATACACCCATGATAGAGTATACTGATGGGCCCTGTTCTTTAGCAGTACCAATCCAGACTGTTGTTTGTTCAAACGAACAGATAGAATCTCCGCTAGCACATCCTAATTCAATGTGATACGGTGTTGCAATTGCAAGTGGAGAGCCTGGATATGAACCAGCATCATAGTAGAAGTCTGTTGACCACTGACCAAAAGCTAATACATAGTTAAGATGTTTAACAATACCAACTAACCCATCTGGTTCTGCTTCTGCTGTAATAAAATTAAGAGCATTCCATACTGTAGGGTTATTAGGATCAGATGTATATATCTCACCATTAGTACCACCAATAACAGTATAGGTATCTAAATAAACAGCACCTGTAGCATAAGGACCTGCTGGGAATCCGTTTAACAACGCTGATGCAGTTGCATTAACCCCAGGACCACCATCAGTGATAGTGACCACTAACGTATCGCTAGAAGTATAACCACTGCCTGGATCAGTAATTGTAATACCAGTAACTACACCACCAGTAAACTGTACAGTTCCAGTAGCTGTTGTTCCACCACCACTAGGTGCTGAAAAGGAAACAGCAGGGGCAGTGTATCCACTACCACCTGTAATAATCGTTACAACGGTAATACCATCATCAACGACCTTAGCAAAGACGCCTGTAGCTGGATTGTATGTGTAACCATTTACTTGATTCTGTACAAACAAGTATGTGTTGTTAAGTGTGCTATTAAAATAACACTGTTGTACTATACCACCTATAGTACCAGTCATAGTACCAATAGTAGTTACAGCATAAGTTGTAGGATTAATCTTATATAGAACGTTATTCACCGCAGCAAATAACGAACCATTAAAGTTATATAATCCTTGTCCCTGTGCATTGGCAAGTGTTGCACCGGTATCTTTTATACCTGGGCGTTTAATAAACTCTCGCTTCTGTCCAACAGTCTCAAAGTAACCATTGACACACTTAGAATCCTTTGCCAAGGTACCATCACGAGTCTCTATTGGTTGTGCTAAAGGTAGTCTTGCAATTGGCATAGTATCCTATTATGGTAGGTTGTTAGAAGAAGGTCTACCCATTCTCATGTCAGGCTGGAAGAATGTAGAGTACGACTCAACATCCCATGCTTCTAGTTCTTCTTTGTAAATCTTAGCACGCAAAGCAATCTCTTGACGATGATTACCAGGCACACTGTATTCGATAGCTAGCTGATCAGCAAGGTTCCAGACAAGGACGTTCATCCATTCAGTCGGGAAGTCCGGGATAGCTTGTGCTGTCATAATGTCAGCCATCGGTTGTTGCACAATAAAGTGTAACTGTTGATTAGACTGTGTATATGAATCGGGTGTAACATACAGGTATACATTACTTGTGGTATTACGCACATCCATATATAAGGAGTTAGGTGTTCCAGTACTAAACTTTGAACCTAACATATTGTATTCTTGTTTGCTTAGCAACTGAATCTGTACATCATCCGTAGATGGTGTTACAGTTACATTACGTAACCAAGCTTGTATTACTTTAAGTGGTTTATCTGTATTTAGATCTACCGTACCGGTACTAGCTGGGCCAATAACATATTCAGTCTGTCCAGCAACAAGGGGTAATACTAACTCATTAACTTTCCATAACTTTAAACCAGATGTTGCCATCTGTTTAATAAATAGGTTAAGAGCTAGTGATGCATTAGCTATAGTAGCTGCATCAGGAGTGTCACCAAGTTCCAATACACCAAGCTTGCGTAATGCTAACTGGATAATCTGATCACGGCTTACTGTAAAGGTTGTAGACATCTAGCCTCCAAATAATAGTTTAATTGCACGGTCAAGTCCAAGGGACTGTGTTATTACAACAGCAAGCGCACCAATGGCAATATATTTAATCTGTGCTAGATTCTTTTCTATACTGGCCATGGCTTTAGATAGATCATTAGCGGACTTACGAAGCTCTTTAATATCATCTTCATGGTTGTCTGTTTTAATCTCCAGGCGTACTACACGATTTTCAAGAGCTTCTGCATTCATAATTATTTAATATTTTCTTTTAGTTACAAAACACAATGGCATCTTAAGCGGTTTCAATTTTATTAATTATTGCAGTAGAAGTATCTCGGTCAAAAACCAAAACCCCATTGCAACATAGGTTCCAATCAACACCACTAGAATCAATCTCACTAAATGATGGTACGTTTAATTTAAAGTGCTTTACTAAGTATTCTTTGTCGCCTTCAAATATACGCCAAACATGGTCAAC